ATGGCGAGGATAAAAAGAATAAAGGCGGAAGGCGAGGCCTTCTACCATGTGGTCAGCCGAATTGCCAACAAGGCTTTTCTGCTGAAGGATGCAGAACGTAAGAGCACGTTTGTGAACATGCTTCACCGGGCGGCTGAATTCAGTGGCGTGGACGTGGTTACGTATGTGGTCATGGACAACCACTTCCACCTGTGCGTCAGGGTACCGAAGAAAGACGGGGCGGTTTCTGAAGCAGAGGTTTTGAGAAGGGTGGGTGTCCTATATGGGGAAGATCGAAGGGTGTTGATTGAAAAACGGCTTGCGGGGTTTAGGAAGGGAGGCGACGAGTCTTCCGCTGAAGCCGAAATCGCAAGGTTCAGGGCAAGAATGGGTGATTTGAGTGAATTTATGAAGACTTTCAAGCAGAGGGTGTCTCAGTGGTACAACTTAAACTACGGCCATGAAGGTACATTGTGGAGCGGACGGTTCAAGAGTGTGCTTGTGGAGAACGGCCGTTATCTGCGCAATCTGGTAGCCTATATCCACGGCAACCCCATAAGGGCTGGGCTTGTCACCCGTGTGGCAGCCTATGAATGGAGCGCCCCCGGCGCGGCAGCCAAGGGCGACAAGCGTGTCTTGAAGGGTCTGTCCCTTCTTGGAGAGTTTTGGGGTGGAGGTGAGTTTGCTGTGAGGGACGGAAGGCTCTCGAACGGGGTGATAATCGGCGGCAGAGAGTTTGTGAGCGGGATGGCTGGCAGACACGCGCTTTGCTTCGGGCAGATAGCGGTGAAGATCAAGCCGCATATCATTGGATCGGTCAAGACTTATGCGACACACGGTCAGCGTTCAGCTCCGGCAAGTGCGGCATGACGGATTCGTGCGGATTCTGGAACAGTGAAACAGCCAGAAGAAGGAATAAAAGAGGCTAGGAGAATCCTGAACCTGATTCCCAGTTTGTCAAATAGAAAAGATACTCTGCAGATAACTCGGTGAACCATTCCCATCTGAAATCCACGACATACCTTGGCTCGGGGCTTGACTATAGAAGGGTGATATAGTATATTACGCAGCCATGGAGATGATATAGGCAAGACTGGATATTCGCATGCGAATTGGCAATATGCCGAAATCTCATCTGTAAAACAAGGCTTATTTCTGCGACTGTAGCTCAATTGGATGAAAGTCGAGGGATTTCTCATTGCTGAGTAAAGGTCGCTAAAATGAAATCTTTTGAATGTTTTATGGTGTGTTTTGCTCTGTAAATGCTGAATATTTGCAAACACCGTTTATTATGGTTTACCATTGATTCCCCTAAATTTGGCTACAGATTTTGCTACATTTTTGTATCATGGAAAATGATATCATATGGCAGATCTGTGGTCTCGGAGTGTGGGAGCTCCGCAAAAAAGAAAAGAGGTAAATCATGGCTAGAAAATTCGAAAAGGTCATGCCGGGGGTTGTTCTCGTCGGCAGGACCGCGGATAATCCTGGAATCGTCTATTTCAGGAAGATGGTGAACGGTAAGCGGGAAATCAGAAAATCCACGCTTCAGGGAACCCTTGCGCTCGATGACAGGGGTAGGGCCACAAAAGCCCTGAAAACGGAGTTCGCCAACTGGCGAGCAGGCTTGATGAGCAGACCATATTTCGAGAAGCGTTTGGGCGACTCGGAAATGAAATTCGCGGATCTCATCGAGAACTACCCAAAGGCAGCAGCCATGGAAAGGGTGAAAAGCGGAAAGCCAAGCGAAAGATCCGTTGAGAACACAGTAAAGGGCTTGGTTCAATTCCTGAAAGCGGCCGGACTCTCCCCGGAACACATGTGCTCAAAACTAACGACGGACATGATCGACATTGCCATCACTTCGATGATCCAGAGCGGAAAGTCTAAGTCTACGGCATGGAGCTATGCAGCGTCCATCCAGGGGATGACCGCAAGATGGATTGGCCCATACTACCGCAGAGAGGGCTTCAGGGTGCCGCAATTCATTCTTCCGGCAAAGAGGAACATGCGCCCAACACGGTATGAAAGACCAACAAAGGAACAGCTCGACAGGCTCAAGGCGTGGTACGAGAATCTCTGGAACGATCCGGACAAGCGCAAATGGCTTGCGGCGACGATGATGCTTCAGTTCGCCATGCGTAACGGCGACGTGTGCAGGGCTACGCCAGGGATATTTGCACAGAGGACGGTGCGTCTGAAATCGGGTGAGACCGCAGAACGCATGATTCTCCACTATGTGCCGAACAAGACTTCGACAAGTTCCGCACGAAGCGTCGCCTGGCCGGTATCTCCCACCATGTGGGAAAGAATACTGGAAGCCAAGAAGAACATTGCGGAATTGTCGAAAACGGAAGAGGGCAAGGGTTGGTGGAAGAAGAACGGTGAGGATGAAAGGGACAAGCTCATTCCCTTCGCTCACATGACTTTCCTGCGCATAAACAAGGAATTGCGCGAGATATTCCCAAACGCCAAAAAGGCCAGCTACGAACTTCGGAAGATATGTGTCGATCACGTGTATCAGAACATGGGACTTGAAAAGGCAAGCGCAATATCGGGCGACGATCCGAAGACGGTCATGTACTACTACGCGGATCCGAGCCAGGCTATCGTGGAAGACGGGCTGGATGTAACGGAGCTGATATAGGCTGAACACAGATTGGCTGAGCGCAGCTCAGCCATCAGCACTGGAGCACAGCTCAGCCATCGGCGTGGGCAGTTGTAAAGGATTTCTTAACAACTGAAAATCGCCGCCGGAGAGCGGAACGGGAGAGGGGAGATGCAAATCTCCTCTCTTTCTGTTCATATGAACAGAAAAACGCTCCAGATCGGGCGATTATGCAACACTTGGATGAGAATAGGTGGTATAAGTCGAGTCAGCAGACAATTAAGAAAGAAGGAGTTGTTATGGCTCGATTGACAGAAGAACAGATTGCAAATATTGAGAGACAGGCAGATCTCGCGGAGCGCAAGGCGGCAGCGGAGGCGAAGCTTGCCGCTCAACAGCCTGCATGGAGGGTGGCTGAACAGAAGTCGCTCGATGATTATTACGGCAGAATGAACAAGGCGCATGAACGGGCGATGGAGTCGCGCAGAGCACGTATGGCGGCAAGTCCGGGATCTTTCAATCCGTGGGATAAAGCGGGTGTAGACAAGTATTTTGCGGATAAAGCCCGTGAAGAGCAGAGGATCGCGGATAACAAATACAGAGACGATGAGCTTGATACGAGAGAGGATATTGCAGAAGCGCAGCGGGATGGTCAGATCGGAGCAGGAAAGGACGCTGCGCAGATTCGGGCGGATGCGGAAAAGTATACTTCCGACAACCGGCTGAAGGGGATTGAAGCAGAGGCGAAGAGCCGAGAAGCGATGGAGAAGGGGCGGCTTGAATTCGAGAAATGGAAGTCAGGCGAGGCTTTCAAGAATGCCGATGAAGCGAGCAAGCGCGAACATGGCTACTGGGGTGAAAACGGCGAGTATCATCCCGGTAGCAGGGAACGTACAGGAAGGGTGACTGCAGAAGGCCGGGTTGCTGCAGAGCAACAAAAGAATCAAGGGAAAATAGACATACAGGAGAAGAAGAATCAGGGAAAACTTGATCAGGAGAAAGAAAGATCAAAGGGTGGAATACTTAAAGCTTTTGCAAGCGGATTCGGGGTGAAAATCAAGGATATAGCGGATCTGATGAAGAAAGAGGGTTACAGCGATGAAGAAATCAAGGCGAAGATGGAGGAAGAGGGCATAACGCTTGATGAAGGCGAGAAGCAGAAGGAAGCAGAGAAACATGTTTCGACTGGAAGGAATGTGGCGAGGCTGATCAATCGGTTTGCGTGACCGGCGGCAAGAATGCCGCCGCGCAAAACGGGTGAGCCAAAAACGGAAACAGGCGAGAAAATGCAAGAGAATGGGCGCGTTGGGGACAACGCGCCATGAAAATAAAAAGAAGGAATACCTGAAATGACACGATTCATCGACAACTGGGGCAAGGAATACCGCGTTGAACAGGAGGAATTCAAGAATTTCTCCGATGAAATGGCGAAGAACGGGCGGCGCTTTGCGCGGATCCAGACTCTTGTGAACCCGAAGACAGGCGAGGAATGGGAAGGAGCGGACTGGGATGACACCGCGAAGGACGGTCTGCAGCCTTGGGAGCAGAGGTCGATAGACGATGCGAAGGAAGCCTTCAAGAGCCGGATAGCGGAAGGTTGGCAGCATAAGCAGAGAGAGGATGAATCCAATATTGTCACCGATACGCTCAAGGAACTCGACAAGGGCGAGAACTGGATTGATCCGGATGGGGAACAGAGTGCTGCCGAATACCATGCGAAGAACATTGCAGCAGGTGTCGGAAGTGCAGCTGTAGCAGGGGTGACAGGTCTGGCGGATGCGATTCAGGGAACGGTACTCAATGCGGCTGCGTTTACGAGCCGGGCGTTGGGCGCGGAAGACGCGGCGGATACCATTGCAGATGTGCGCAAGGATGCGAGCGATAACATCCGGGCGATGCGGGAGAAGGCGACGGATGCGATTATCGAGGGCTTGGACGCTAAGGGCATGAAGGATGCCAGAGATCTCGTTGATACGGGATTGGATGTGGCTGAAGGCTTTTCGGGTCTGTATGCGCTTGGCGGTGTGGTGGGTGGAGCCACGAAGGGCGTGGTAAAGATTGCCGGGAGCATGGGCAAGACGGTTGATGCGGCGGCAGTCGGCAGAACGGTACTTGCCGGGCAGATGGCGGCGGATGCTTATGAGCATGCGCTTGATGAGTTGGAAGGACAGGCCGAACACAGTTCGGCCATCAACACTTGGCAGAAGCAGATTGTAGCGGGTGCGAGGGCTGCAATGAGCGCGGCGACGAGCAGGCTCTTTGGAAAGATTGCGGGAATAGGCATACCGAAAGAGACGACGCAGAAGGTGATTGAACAGTCGCTTGGAAGATCTGCGAGGGTGTTGGCGCAGGAGATGGGCGAATTTGCACTCATAAACGATTTGAATGTGCTTGCAGATGAAGCTGGAAGATTGGCGGCGGGTGTTGACCGGTTGGATCCTGAAAAGGGATTCTGGTCGAGAATTTTGGACGAATCGCTGCATGGAGCGGGAATGGTGCTCGGAATGAAGAGCCAGAAGATCCTCAAGGGCGGTTGGAACGCCATGATGCCGATGAGAGCGGAAAGCTTTGTGAAGAGCATGGAAGCGATGAAACGCGCCGAGCTGGGGGCAATCGATGCGGCAGGAGGCTTGCGAGTGGTTGCAACAACGCCGAACGGTACGGGCGTACTCAATACGGGCGGCATTGTGAGGGCGGCAGACGGTGAGGTGGTGACCCCTGACGGGTGTGTGATCACACAGGACGGCAAGCTGCGCACGGTTGGCGCCGGGCGGTGCGGAGAGCTTGAGGGCGGCGAGTATGGCATCAAGGTTGATGCGCCGAAGGATGGACGGAGATTCGGAGAGGATTTGACGGAAAATGCGTGTGAGCTGGTGGCGTTGGCTGAGGAAGGACTGGTTGAAACGCGGAAAGTGCGGCTCGAAGGGCTCGGAGGCGAGCCGAAAGCGGGTGAAAACGGCATCCATTTGAGGGCGGATAGGGATGGAGTCCTGAAGCCAGTATCGGATATGCCCGAAAACGAGCGCAGGAAGCCCGTGGTGGCGCTTGAGCATGCGGATGGTACAATTGAGCTGGTGACAGGCAGAAAGCGCGTAGAGGCGGCAAAAACGAGCGGAGAGAGCGAGATAGACGCGATTGTGATCCGCGAAAAGGACGGATGGACTGCACAAAGCGCAAAGGTGATAGACATAGTCGATAACCTGATGAAAGGTTCACCGGTAACGGATGCGGAGGCGGTGAGCGCGGCGAATGCGCTTGGAATCGGGTATGAAAGGGCCGTCGGGTGGGGATTGGCGCAGAACGGCAATGTTGCGGTGGCATTCAGGTTGAGAGAGAACGCGACGGCAGGATTGATGAACGCGGTGGAATTCGGCAATCTGTCGCTCGAGACGGCGGACGCAATAGCCAGAAACGCGAACAGGCGCAACATGCCTGGCGCGGTGGATGATATACAGATTGCCGACATCCAGCTTGAGCTTGCGGAAAAGCTCAAGGGCAGGAGCGCGGAAGAGGTGGATGCGGTATGCCGGAAGCTGCGTGAGAGGGATATGGATGCCGGTGAGGCGGCAGATCAGGCGATAAGGGCAAAGGTGCTCGATGAAGCGATTGCGGCGGCAGAGCGCGAACGGCTCGAAGAGGCGGCGAAGAAGAGTGGTTTGACTCCGGAACAGGAGGCGAAGATCGACAATACGCCGATGGAGCGCGAAGACGGTACGCTTACGACAGTGAGGGAGGAGGAACTGGCCGAACGCAGATTGGCTGAACACAGTTCGGCCATCTTCACTGAGGGGGAGCGGACTGCGCTCAGGGTGCGTGAGGATGGTGTGATCACGAGCGCGAGGTTTCCGGAAGTGGAGATTGTGAGATCCGAAGAGGGTGGAACCGCGATATTAGGCCTCAAGGCAGAGGAGATGCTGAAGCGCGAGAACCGGGAAGCGATTACGGATCTCCTGGAGGAAGTCGGGCGCAGCGTGGGCGCAGTTGAGATTCAAGGCGCGGCAGAGGTTGCGGCGGCAGAGGAGCTGCTGAGGGCGAGAGTCGTGAAGAGGCGGCTTGAAGCGGAAGAGACAAGGCGCAATTCGATAAAGGAAGCGTTGGATGTGCTTGCCGGGAGCGGACTTGCAAAGGCGGTGCATACGGACCAGGAGAGCTTTGACGCAAGGCTCAGGCAGGGCAAGGGCGTTGAGAAGTGGCTTACGGATACGGACGAGGTATGGGGATTCACAGACGGCAATGAAATCTGGCTCAATCCGAAGACGGCGAGACTTGAAACTCCGATACACGAATACGGGCATCTGGGTATCTCGATGTGCAAGAAAGTAAACCGAGCGGTTTACGACAGGGGTATTACGCTTGCGAAGGAGATAGGGTTTTTCAAGGAAATCTCGGAGAACGAGGCGTACAAGAACAGCAGTGAAGAGAGCCGGGCGGAGGAAGTGCTTTCGACAATCATCGGAAAGCGCGGAGAGGAGGCGCTGAAGGGCGCTCCGGAGACGCTGAAGGCAAAGGTAAAGGAATGGCTCGTCGATTTCTGGAAGGCGTTTGGCGAGGCTTTGGGGCTAAAGGACATCACTCCGGAACGGGCGGCGAAGATGACGCTGGAGGAGGTTGCCGACGCGATCCGCGCAGAAATGATGAGCGGAAAGCGATTCGGGGAGAAGGCTGAGAGCGGACAGGCTGAGCGCAGCTCAGCCATCAGCACTACCAAAGCAAGGGATATAGGTGATGGTACGATAAGATTTCAGGTGGACAGAAACGGAAAGAAGAAAGAGTACAAAAGGCCAGAGGAGGCTTTGAGAGATTTCATCAAGGAACTTGATGGAGTGAAGCTCGATGCGGAACAGCAGGGTGTGTATGATGTTATGACAGGGGAGAAAAATACGACAGATATACGGAAGGACGATATTGGAAACCTGATAAAACTTCACAAGGGTGGAAGGGGTAAAGGCGCACGGAAGATATTGAGTGTGCATTATGCCGGGAAGCGAGGCAAAGTGACCGCCAAAGAAGTGATAAACATGGGGCTGGTTATAAGAGAGGGAAGATTGACATTTGACGGATCTGCAGAACACCCAAACAGCAGAAGATACGAGCTGAATGCGGCAGACGGTGCAAGATTGCGAGTAATTGTAGATCTTGATAAAAAAGGAAACGAGGCTGTAATCAACCTATATTCCGACCGTGAGGGCGGAAACCCGGGGCATAAGGCCTCGCCGGGCGTCAAAACAACCTCGTCAACGCCGCAAATTGTATCACAGAAGGGCAGCGGAAAGCAAGAGGGGTTGAAATATTCAATCGGCGGCATATTCACAGGCTCGGCGGCGGACTATGCCAACAGGAGCAGAGAGGGCGGCAAGGACGACGGGCCTAGCCTTCTCAAGATCGGCAGCGGCGAAGGTGCGCAGGTGTACGGCTGGGGGCTGTATGGCTCCACCGTGCGCGGCGTAGCTGAGTGGTATGCGAGCAGAGATGCTGGAGCCAAGAGGAGAACCGTAAAACTTAATGGTGAAGAAATTAAGGAAAATTCTCCAGAGGTTGAGAGTGCCGTTCATGCCATAAAGACGTGGGCTAGAGGTAATGATCCGCTAAAGGCTGCTCAATGGCTAGAATTGCAGGCTTCACGCATGAGAAGTAAGATAGAGGCGGGAGGAATCAAAACTAAGCTTCAGCCTATTATTGACAGGAATGAAGCGGCAGCCAAATGGATCAGGGACAACGCTGATAAGTTAGAAGTAAAGGATAGTCAGGAACAAATCTACGAGCAGACATTCTTTACCGACCGTGCGCCGGGAGACGAAAGCCACCTCTTGAAGTGGTATGAGCCGGTGAGCGAGGAAATGCAGAATCGTTTGCTTGAATCTGCTGTAAAAGAAGGGAAAGCGAGTAAGAGTGGGAAGTATTTCTTCATCGGTGAGAACACAATGTTTGAATCTGGAACAAGACAGACAGGAGAAGAACTGTATTTGTTGTTCCGTGATATGCTTGGCTCGCCTAAAGCTGCGAGCGAGTGGCTGGCGGGTCACGACATTGACGGTGTGAAGTATCCGGTCGATTCCTACGGCGGCAAAGGCGTGAAGGACGGCGAAACGGTTGGCTGGGACTATGTCAGCTTCCGAGACGACAACATCCGCGTCGATCACAAGTGGACGGACGGGGAGTTGAAGTTTTCGGTGAAGATGATCGGAACGGACGAAGGAGTGTACAAGACAAGCATAGACACCAAGAACCCAAAGACAAAGGATGGAAGAAACACGGTAATATTCCGGAGAGATCCGAGGGAATGCGATGCGCTGCTTGTAGAATCGGAGACAATCAAGGCAGTTGAGAAGGCTCTTCCGGAAAACATAAAGACCGGTGACAAGAGCATAAAATACACAGAATCCGAGAGGATTGCGGTACGGAACTTTGTAAAGGAAAAAGCGAAGGCGCAAAGAGGAGAAGTGCAGAATCCGGAATTCGGGGAAATAATAATAGGTAGAGATTTTGAAAAGGAGGTGCAGACGCACGCGATTTCGACGGCAAGAGAGATTGCGGCAGTATCTTCAGCAAGAGAGATTGCTGCGAAAATGCGGCACTTTGCCGCATCTCCGAACGAGGAAATAAAAAGAGGAAGAAATCGATACATTGAATATGGCTTGGCGACCTTTGAATTCAATGGCGAACGGTATCTTGTAATGGGAGAGGTGGGAGTAAGAGAGAATTCAACGCCCTATTACGATCAGCGCGTAGTGGCAAAATTAAAGGCAGATACATCTTCACTCAGCTTGCATGCCGGCATGAAGACAGAATCTGCCTTTGATGCGGTGTATGATAACAGATTCAGGATTTTGATGCAAGCGGCGCAAGAAGCAGAAAACAACAGGGAAGTGATGAAGCAGGTGCGACGCCAGGAACTGCCGACGGCGGACGGTGAGGATGTGGCGGCGTGGCTATTGAACGGGCGGCTCAGGCTTGCGGATGATGCGAAGTATGGATTGGCCGAACGCAGATTGGCTGAACACAGTTCAGCCATCAGCACTCCGATTGAGGTGATGACACCGAGCGGTGATCTGAAGGTGATGAAGCCGGTGGAGTTTGCGTTCAGCTCGCTGGTTGAGCTGTATCAGTGGATGAGAGGAAGCCCGGCTCTTCCGAAGATCCTGACCAAGGCGCACCAGGAGAAGAGGGCATGGCTCGGCAGGATCACAAAGGGAAGCGAGGTCGAGCTTAATCCGGAAATGTTCGGCATTGTCTCGAAGAGCGACGAGGTGCGGATCAAGGCGGAGCTGAAAGCGGAAGGACACTTCAGAAACGAGGATCCGACATGGAATCTGCGCCATTCAAAGAAGCAGAACGATTTCGAGCGGATGATGAGCGAGAATCTGCTTGAGGGCCGTCTGAGAAGCCTTGCAGAAGACAGGGTGAAAGGCAAGGCGGGCGGCGAATACGCCGCTCCTGCTGCGGCGTTGGCGCACGAGGTGGCGGCACTTGCGATGGAGATGCCGGCGAGTGCGAAGATGCCGGAGATCGCAAGGGCGTTGAAGACGCTCGGAAACGGGATCGTCAAGATCTTTGAAAAAGATGCGGCATATATCGATAAGTGGAAGAAGAGTGGATTTAAGGTAACGGAGGTGGAAGGGTCAGATTCGATGCTCGCAGAGGCTCTACAGGCTGTTGCGTGGTGGCGTGGATACGAGGGAGGTGTAAGACAAGCGAGGGACGGACGGGGTAAGTTATATGAATACAAGACGGCGGAGGATTACTTCAAAAACAACCACAAAGAGCTTTGCGCCGAGGTGATGGGAATGTTCCTGACGGCGCCAGAAGAGTTGTCGAATCGCGCTTTCGGGCTGTATTACGAGATCGTGGAGCGGCTTGCAGGAGACCAGAAGCTTCTTGACGCATACAACAGGCTTGCAGAAGGCTACGGCGGGGAAGGCCCGGCGGAGCACGTGATGCGCACGGTGGAGAAGCAGTGGACCGGCAAGGCACAGCGGGATATTGCGCAGCTCAAGAAGGAGCTGAAGAGTTCGCAGCTGGGAGGACTGGAGAAAGGCTGGGTGAATGCGAGAATACTGTTTGGTTCGCAAGAGGGCGTGGCGATGCACTTTGTCGTCAAGAAGCTAAATGAGGACAAGAGACTTGCGAAAGAGGCGTTGAAGATTGCGAAGAAGTCGGGAGACAAGGAAGAGATCAGGCTTGCTACGGCGAACCTGAAGGAGGTGGAGGCGTATCGGGAGGGCGTTGTGCTGCGGATGCAGGACGCGGTACTGGTCAAGCACCGTGGAGGCACGAAGGACCGGATGTATCTCAATGAATATGACACCAAGGTGAGAGGAGCATTGAAGAGAGACGGAATCAGTGAAGGACAGTTCGACAGATATCTGTTCTGCCAGAACGTGATAGTCGCAGAGGGAAGGGCGATGCCGTTCGGCATAAGTCCGAGTCAGGCGCAGCAGATCCTTGATGGATTGAAGGGCGCACTAGGAGACGTGAAGTGGCGGCAGCTCGAGGCGACGGCGAAGATGTTCCATGCGATTCGCGAGAGGAATGTGCTTAATGACCCGTACGTGCAGGAGATGGTTGGCAAGGAGCGCATAGACAGATGGAAGCGCAACGTGCACTATGTCCGGACGGAGCGGACGCTGAGCGTGGACGAAGTGGCCATGATGAACGGAAACGCCGAAAACGCCAGGGAGATGGAACGGGGCGTGCTTGAAAACTTCGAGACGCTCATAAGGCTCCATGAGAAAAAGGGAGCAGGAAGCGGAGACAGATACCTGAAGCCACTCGTAGGATCGCTGAATGCATCGGAGCGGCCATCAAAGGCGACGCTGCTGCATGACTCGAACATGAAAGAGTATGCAAGGATGAACCATTACATCTGTAATCTGGCGGAAGTGGCGTCGGAACTGCAACTTCCGGGGTTCAAGGTTGTGAGGGACATGAGCTACAGAAGCGTTGACGGTGGCGAGCGGTACGGGACGCTGTCGTACATGAAGGACGGGGAGAACTATCTGCTTATTGTTCCGAAGGAGATCATGAAGGCCATGGCGAAGGAGCCTGAGCAACTCAAGTGGCTGTTCAGCTTCACAAGGGGATGCGCAAAATTGATGACCACGTACAGCTTGAGGTTTGCGGAGAGAAACATAATACGCAACCGCGAGACGAACGAGGCAAACATCGAATGGATGCAGCCGAGCCTACTGAAAAGGGGCATGGGAAAAGTTGGGATGCGAGGACTGGCGAACTTCTTCGAGTTGGTTGCAGAGCGGTTTGTGGTGCGGGCGCCGGATGCGCTGGTCCGCAATGTGCTGACGAGACAGATTTGGGGGCCCAAGACGAACATGTACAGCATGTCGGAGGCAACGAGGGTGGCAAAGCTGATACTCATTCCAGGAGAATGGCGGAGAGTGGCGGAGCGGGCGGACGCACTGGTGCAGAAGGCCATGGAGAAAGGCGGAGATCTGAAGAAGGCGCAGGCAGCTTCAGCCATGCTGCTGAAGGACATGGCCACGGCGAGGGAAGCGCAGAAATATCCGATGCTTTCCGATTCGTTCCAGAAGGTGAGCGGACTGGGCAAAGGAGCCAAGGAAATCGACAGGATGTTCAGGGAGCTTGAAGGGAGGGCGGACGAATCAGAACTGAAGAATCTGCCGTTCCTGAGACGCATATGGAAAAAAACATGGTCTGGGATCAAATGGTACGGAGAGAAAGTAGAGGATCTCAACACTGTTGAAGAGGCGAGAACGAAGCTCGCTGCGTGGCTATCGGCGAGGACGCAGAAGGAAATGCTGATGGCGAAGGGAAAGAAGTGGAAGTACGGAGACGAAAAGGAGGTGGCAAGGATAGTCGCCACAAGCGCAGGTGCTCCGATGGGCGAGCTGCGAGGAACAGCGATGGCATGCGTAGAGAACCTGCTGACCGGCCCGTTCGTTAATGTTGCCATGAGGGGTGTGCAGAGGACAGTGGCGAGCGCAAATCGGGCACCGGTGGAATGGGCGACAAAGGCAACGGAAAGGGCATTTGACCGCGCGATGCAGATAACGATGTTCTCGGGCGGCGGGATAATCGCGATGTGCATGGCGGCGAGATACCTGTTCGACGACAACGAGGACGCGCTTAAAGTCATAGACTGGGTTGAGGACTGGGGGCGGAAGACATCCAAGGCATACTCGATGATAACCGACTACCGGATCAAGAACTACGATGTGCTGCCGATCGCAATGGTTGGCGAAGATAGCGTCATTGCGATCGGAATGCCGAGAGGCGACGAAGACAGGATGCTCACTCCGCTTGTCGACTACATAACGCAGCAAATGCTTGGAAGCGAATGGGCGAAAAAATGGCATCTCTCCGAAACAATGTCGGGACTATACGGTCTTGATGATGCGATTGCACGGACAATCCTTGATTCCGGAATTGCTCCGGATCTGACAAGGGGCGGCATAGTGAACAAGCTGTTCGATGACTTCATAAAGCCGCTTCAAGGGGAGAACCCTCACAACTGGTTCACAGGGCGTCCGGTGTACGAAAAGAACCTATTCGACACAAGATGGGAGCGGAAGAAGGATTTCGCGTGGGAGGTGCTCAAGCAGGAATGGAACAACATGGGCGGCAATGCAATATGGCAGGCCCCGGTAGGACCGGAAAGCAAGACGTCGCGCAAAGTGATTGAGCCTGTCGAGGACGGCAAGCAGCCGAAGAAGGCAAAGATGAGAACCCTGTTCAGTGTTGTGGATGGAAAGGAGTATGAAATCCCTTATGGCGAGAGCGTGTTCGATGCGATCCGGAAGACGCCACTGGCTTCAGCGGTCATGAGTGGATTTGTGTTCATGAATGAAAACGGTGAAGAGAGGGTCGCAAGGAAGGTGGAGGCGATGGGCAAGGAATTTGAGGCAATATGCAAGGCGATAGCCTTGAATTGCGTTGACCACAAGCAGAAGACCAAGGGCGAAGGCTCAATAGGTAAGATCATAGAGGATGGAATCAAGAAATACGGTTTGGATGAGGATTGTTTCAGTATTATTGAGAATATATTTAACAACATGGAGAAAAGGCTTGCACAGGCGACGAAGCGAGAGACGATATCGCTAAAGAAGCTGCATAAGGGAATGTCGGATAGCGAATATCAGAGAAAGAAGCGAGCCCTGCTCATTGGAGCGAGTTGGAGCCCGGAGGATTAGCCAAAGACATCGGCATGAGTGCCAGTGGCATGAGAGGCAGCCTGATTGGAATCGGATGGAAGGGACCGGAGGAGTGAGAAAGTCATGTCAAGTCGTTTTACTGATTGAGGCAGAGCATGATTCCACGTAGTTTTTGACAAAGGCACTATTCTTCTTCTTTTGATGTTCGGAGTTGGATTTCGCACTTTTTACAGCTGCGTTAAAATCATTTTTCAGTCCAGCATATTTCCAGATGGAATGGACAACAGCGGCAACAACAGGAGTGAAAAGCCAAAGGCAATGAAACCCAATACTGTCGACCCATCCGAACAGAAGAAGCAGAATGCCGACGATCGCAAAAATGCAGTCTGCTGTCCACCAACGCCATGAAAGAGGGCAACATTTGGATCTTTCCAATTCAATTTCCTGAGCGGCGACAGCAATCTTTGTTAGATCCTCGGGCGTAGGACAACGACCATTGAAATCATTTTCAATGATTTTGCTGGGTTCTATCTCGATACCGTCAAGAAGGCATTTCAAAAACGAAGAGGCTACAGGCAGAAGGAGATTAAGTCCGATAGCTATGCTGACAACTTCAGATACATGCTGCGCGGTATTTATGCCAGGTGAAAAAAAGGAAAACATACCTTCACACCTCGCGCTTTGCAATATCAAACATCTTTTCAGCAAGCCCATTCAACAATAAAGCATCTTCTCTGCTATTGGCGCAGGCAACAGCGGTTTTTGCAGAATCATCTTTTTCGATTCTGTACATTTTAGAGTCAAATACAGCAAAGTGAGATTTGAAATCCTTAAACATTGGAGAACTTACAATCGTTCCAGGATGCCGACGTAAGGCTGAAACTGTGGGAGAGTTTTCAGGGATGTTACTTGGGTTTTGCACAATAAAGCGAACATTGACACCTCGATTTATAATGGCATCTTCAATGTTAGCAGCCATTGCGTCACTACCCCATACAGACATCGAGATACATCCACAGAAGATGTATGCGGTCTTTTGAGCTTGTTTAAACATCTCTTCAAGGATGACTTTTGCATGTTCAGCGCTGCCATTGTCGATACAAACCGAGGAGCCGGTAAGTAACAACTGCCTAACCATTAAGCGAAATGCTTCAATTTCTTTTTCGGAAGACATGAAATCAAGCCTTTATTATGATGTTTAGTGAAGAGTGTGGACGGACCGATGGAAGTCGGAAGCGATGTTGCTCCAGTCCTGACGCCAAAGGTCGGATGTACCTGGGTATCGGAAGGATGGCGGTGAATAGCGACGCCGGCCGGCGTTCAAACCAAGATGGCCGCGACCATTCGCGCACAAGGCACGGATGGCACTAAAAGCTCTCTTGATAATTTTTCCCATAACCACCTCCAATTTATCAAACGCCGCGAATTATAGCATACTGAAAACAAAATGTGAAACAGAATGAAAACGAGCTGGAGGATTAGCCAAAGACATCGGCATGGGTGCCGGTGGCGTGCAGAACAAGGGTATCCTCACCAGTTTTATGGTAAACGAGCACCCAATTATCTGTGATGCTCGTAACGTGGCACTGATTTCAGGCAGTCGGAAATCATGTCTTCGGTTTTTGCGTACCGTTTCATCGGAATTTCGCCGCGTTCCATCTGATCGGCTTCACGAAAAGAGGACAGAAGCTTGCGACTAGCCTTTTGGGCGAGATCGCGATCTATAGTAAATGTCCTCTGCATTGTTTTCATGGTTGCGGATTATAGCATACTGAAAACAAAATATGAAACATAATGAAAACGGCAAAGGGAACGAGAGTCGGGAGATTTGCAACCGATAGCCAAATTTGGCAACAGAATTAAGGATTTCAAGGGAAATACAGGAATTTCATTCTGTTGTACAGAACGGCGGATATTTGAGGCAAAATCAGTCGGTTTCAGGCATGGGAATGGGTGCAGACAAAGCAAAAACGCCGCCCATACGGACGGCGTTCAGAATAAGGTAAGTTATGAGAGATGAGAGTAAATACTATTCCTGCTTGTTGATCATCTTTTCAACATAGGGAATGGTAAGAGCTGGTTTCATGCAAGTTGTGGCTGTGATAAGCAATAGTTGCGCCCATCAATGGAAACATTCAAAGACAGAACGCCACCCATAGCTTCAACTATCCGCCGAAGCGTACCGATACGCATGTTGTCACTCTTTTCGCAAGCAGCGAATGATGGTTGCGAAATGTCGAGCCTATCAGCAAGTTCAGCTTGAGTAAACCCCATCTCGCGACGGATCTCATTCAAGGCGTATTCACGACGCATTTCTGCTGCAGCAGCTTCATTAGCAGCCCTGCGCTCCGGAGACATACGCTGACGCAACGTATTGAAAGATTTGTGTCCGCTCATGTTAATCCCTCCTGTTTTATTTCCTCAAGATGTTCTTCAAACAGTCGCTCAGCCCTCGGCAAATTCTCCTCGTACCACCGCTCATTGCCTGTCTTGTCACCGCCAAGGAGCAACAAGGCAGACCGTACCGGATCAAATGCATACAACACCCGTATAGGACGCCCTGAACTTTGAATCCGAAGTTCCCGAATGGCAAAACGAGAGCCTTTGATATCAGATGAGTACGGATAGCCAAGCGATGGTCCTCGGTCTTCAAGGAGCATCACAACGCGGTCGATATCATCTTGCACACCTTCGGCAAGATCAATCCACCACATTTCAAACTCATCTGTATATTCAACTGTCCAATTTGTTTTCACGGTCGCATATTATAGACTATTCTCTATATAAAATCAACTGGCGGCAGTTGGGAATATGATGGCAAAATCAAGTTTAGGGTTATCGATCCCATTCCTGGACTTCACCTGTCCAACGGTCGATGTTTAAACGTTGTCTAGGAACGACATAATACCTGGTTGCAAAAGCATATATAAGCATTGTGATAATTGCGCCAATCGAAAGAACGACTACAGATGCAAAAATCTGATTAGCGGACAACCATGAAAGAAATGAACGGTTGTTTGACGTAGTATTATCTACCATATCTGATTTCTCCTGTTTTTCAGAGCAAGGAACTTGTACTTTAACAGATGATAAAAATTGCGATCTGGAGTTATTTAGAACTCCATTGTCATCAGAACATTTTAGAATGTTGCAGATTTTACGAAGATCATGATAGTTTAACGGAATCAATGTGTTCATAAAATGGTACTCGATACAATCTGTTAAATTTGATTATTTCATGAGCAACAGTAACAACAAAGGGTGTAGGCTGGTAATAATTGCGATTAGAAACCAATTTAAAATAAAGCCAATGAGCCGGAATGCATACGGATGATAAATGAGAAAATTGAACTTCAAGTAATTTTGAATACTTTTCAATCAGGGGAATAGGATAATATTTTTTCTGAAACGTACACAATTCGTCATGTAATACATTAAACATATCGACACCGCGCATGAACACATCTGTTTTATAACAACCCATATTCACTTTACTCCAATAAATATCAAATGGTTTAGAAGGTTGGAAATACCTTCCAGAATATAGGAGAGCAACACGAGCATAATAAGATAAATCGACAATATCATGATCATTCAAAATAGAAGGATAGTCTGTCAAAATGTTACGATTGAGAATATTGGGACCGTAAACGAAAACACGATCAAGATATCCTTCAAAAGAAATAATGAAATGACCGTTACTCATAACATTCCGATTTTAGTCGCCAGCATTAAAACTTACTATTTTGAATGTCTCGTTAAAATCAACAATCTCGCGAGAAACATATCGAATAAAATCATTATTTTCAAAATCAGTAACATTAGGAACTAGCCGAGCATAAAGCCAATATGAAGAAAGGCACATTACATAAACATAAGGATAAGGAATATTTGAAGACTTTGAATATTCAGCCAACTTATCACCAGGAAGGACTTGACGCCGAAAATCATCAAAATCAGATGATAACAAATTGAATTTATCACCCATCCTTAAAAATGGATCGGTTGAATACTTCTCATGACTACGTGACAAGGAAAAAACTTCCAAATGGGAATCCAATTGCAAACAGATTGATGATTTAAATAAAGCTATGCGAGCATAATCTGATATTTCAACAAGTCCGTGTTCTTTTAATATCGAAGGATATTTTAGTAATGTTTCCCCTGAAATAATATCAGGCCCATAATCATAAACAAGGTCTAAAAATCGGAAAAGACGAACATTGTAGCTCATAGTTCACCTCACGCAGTTTTTGTGGCAGTGGAGCCACCAGTTTTGGCAGACGGTGCACGACGCCCCCCGACAAGCGAAAGAGCGTTTTCAAGAGTTGCAACTTTTATTTCAAGCTCACGAATTTTATTTGCCATTTGAGCCTTTTCGGCGTCACCTCCGTAGCCAGATGCACCGCCACGGTAATCGGAGAGGCCAAGGAGCCAGTCGGCTGATACTTCACATGAAGTAGAGATTAAAGCAAGTCCACTGAAATTGGGTTCTCTGAAACCACGCTCCCAATTAGAAAGCGTAGTCTGTTTAGTACCTATTTTTTGGGCAAAATCCTCTTGTGAGAGATCTCCTCTCAATTCTCTCAAACGAGAGCAAAACAAATTTCCTGACATTTTTACTCCTAATGAATTGACGAATATCACGAAGTGTGGTATCTTATGCGCCGTTCTGTACAACAGAATGTAAACAGAATAAAAAACAAGGCTAAAAAAGTCAAGCAAAGAGGTTGAAAATGGGAATCGATGAACAGATAAAGAAGGTCTGCGAGCTCAGGCAACGCAAGACTGTGATAGGCATCAGGGTCAATGACCGTGAGCTTGAAAGAATCGATCAGAAGGTAAAGGACATTGGAACAGGCGCAACGCGTGCCGATGTTCTGAGAGGCTCGCTGGTCGCAAACGGAATAATCGATTGAGGTGCCGCCATGTCACGCAACTACAAGATATCGGCGCACCCTTACTGCTATGCTGCACGGTGCGCGACAAGGACGGCTCGAAGGGTCGTCAAAGGCGTGTGGTGGAACTTTCTTTATCCGGTCCTGCTGATAAGCTGCGGAGTGAGTGTCGGCGTGCAGTTCGCAAGGATGTTCGGATCTGTAATCGGAGAGATCTGGAGGTGAGATCATGGACGCAGAGAACAGCATAGTCAAGGCCATATCGTTGGTGAAGGTTTACAGCGAGAACCAGCTGAAACATGAGACGGGACTTTCACAGGAGTTCATCACTCAGGCGCTCAATGAATATCAGGCGTCGAATGGAAAGCTGGGACTTCCGTGGTTCCGACGCGGATCACGAAGAGGGATTTTGGGAGTGTCGTTCGTGGAGTTCATCCAGCGCAAGGAGCGCGAGGTTCTTTTGGGATGAAAAAGCAAGAGCCGATATTGCCGGGACTTGAGGTTGCGATTGCGGACATGGAATCATCCGCACTCTCAGATACAGCCATTGAATCGCTGCCGGTGTACACCGCAGAGCGTGTGGCTGTTCACGACACCGACAGGTACAACCTTGCGGCGCGGCTTCTTTTTGCAGAAAACATATCCAGAAGGACGATATGCAGATGGCTGCATATGTCACCTAACACACTCTCGGAAATAGAGGTGCGCGAACTGCGTCTGCACCCGGAGCTGATAAAAAAGCTTAGAGCAGAAGCAGCAGCGGAGATAACACAGCTCAAGCGGCTCGGACTGGAAGCAATGCGCGCGCGCTTTTTTGACCAAAAGGCCATGTCCAAGACTTCAATTAAGGATATCGCATCAACTCTTAAAACATTGGCAGAACTCAGCGGAGACATTCAGCCGGATGTGCCGGAATCGAATAGAAACACCCAAGAGAACGAATATCTTGATATTCTGGATGTTGACGATCCGAATGGGTTAAGTCGGGAAAAAATTTCCGCGCCCGAAATGGTGGATGGCAATTACGACGCGGCGCTCGATGAGCAGCGAATCGAACCGCAAAATGGCGAATCGAACGGCGAATCTGGCAATCAGGAATCGCAATTTGCAACCGGCAACCCAAATGCCGAATTCGTTTCTACAGAACGAAACTCGCCTTGAATACAAAGGAAATATAGATGCGTTGCCAAATATATAGCAAATTCCTGTCAAAAATCCACGTTAATTCGCGGAATCACCAGAGCAAGAATCACAGGAGATTTACACCCCGGGGGGGGGATGGGGGACTCACAGACAAACCCCCGGTAGAAATAAAATTCATTTTCGTTGTAGAGCTTTAATCTTAAGAAAGGAGACATAAAATGGCGAGATCATTCTTCCAGAGAGCCGCGAAGCTTGCGGGCATAGGCGAAAATCAGCAAAAAAACGCCGCCGCAGGCGCGTCTGATTTGCCGGAGACAAAACTGCGTCCGGTAGAGAGAACGCCCGTAGAGCCGCCTAAATTGATGTCTATATACGATGATACAGACGTGTGCCGCGTATTAGGGCTGCGTAAGCGCATAGTTGTTGCGGCGAGAACAGAGAAAACGCGTGGCCAGGATTGGGCGGTAGAGGGAGAGCATGTCGGAATGACAGGAGATTGGATCCTGAGAAAAAATCCGTCCGTGGATCTGAAAAACCTTCAGCCGATCAAGAACAGGGACGGCATAGTTACGGTGCGGATCATCGGACGTGCAACTAACAATCAGGTGCTGATCGGCCAGAAGGTATGTGACGGCAGGAAGGTGATGGTTCGGGTTCGCGATGGGCGTGACCATTTCAGGGGTGACGAAATGGATACCCGGCTCATCGGAACAATGCACCAGTTCATCGAATCGCTCAATCCGGAAAAATACTGATGCGAAACAATTGGTTCATGACTCTTGGAGCGGGACGGCTGCCGCTTGCGGGCAGAGGGTTCCTGGCGACTCTCGAAGCGCTTGGCGACAGCGTCACGATGAGACAACTGGAGCTGGACGAGCTGTTCGGAATCGGGTGGATTGCGGTAGCTAAGGAACTGGCCATAGGGGGCTATATCGAACTTGAATTCGACAGTCCATTCTATTCAATGAAGATTCATTATCCGAACCAGAAGCGTCGGGAATATCGGCGCAGATGGGCGGCGAAAAAGAGAGGTAAATAGGCAATGTCAGATGCTGTAACAAGAGGAATTCTGATTAGGGTAGAACATATCGAGACGCTTAAAAGGCTTCCAAACAAGACTATGGATGCGGTGCTTGGAGCAGCATTTAGGGTGTGTTTGGGGCAAGAAAGTAAACTTGCGGTGAAAGATTGCAACGGAATTTTGAACGCAATCGTTGAATCAATCGCCGTTTCGGCAAAAAAATTCGACGAACATGAAGTTTCCAAAAGAAAATACGATGCCGAAAGAAAGCGAAGAGAGCGGGAAGCGGCCAAAACACCACAAAAAACACCAATGTCCGAAGGATGTCCGAAAATGTCCGACGGACAAAAGCGGACGGCGGCGGACGAATACGGACAAATTCGGACAAAAACGGAGTCCGCACGAAAGAAAGAAGGAAAGAAAGAAGGAAAGAAATATACCCCTATATCCCCAGAGGGGATTTGCGGTGATTCTTCTGCTGAGGTTGATTTGGACGCCATGATGAGTGTGATCGGCGCGGACGTCGGCGCCGACCAGCAGGAGCAGGAAGGGGAGGATGAGGTTCCCGAGACCGGAGATTGCACAATCGGCGAGACCGCACTTGAAGCCATTACCGAAACGGCAGCCAAGATGACTGCCGCCCATCCGAACAAACGGGGAACGGATTTGTTTGCGAGAAGCTTGAGACGGTATCTGCAAAAAAATCCCGGCGCCAGTCTGGTGGCCATAGCGGAAGGACATGTGGCGTGGCTTGAGTCCGGAGTATGGGACGAGGAGGGCGGACGGTATGCGCCTCAGCTCGCAAGATGGCTCTGGGGCGGAGACTGGAAGCAGCGGCCGCCAGAAAAAAAAGCCGCGCGCCCTGATCCGCGGGTGGAGGACGCGAGTGTGTTCCATGCGGGGGCGAGTCTGTAGATTTCAATCGGGCATGTGGGATGTCCGGACAAACGAAAAACGAAAAGAGGTTGCCAATGATAACGAAAGACACAGCTGAATGGCTAACGCGATATGTTCAAAAGTATCCGATTGAGAAGGTGTCGCGGTGCGCCAAGTGCCTTGGACTGCCGAGGTTCGAGGTAAAGAGCGACGGGTACTACGGCACAGGGCGGTTCGTCTGCGAAAACGGATGCGGCATCGAGCAGCAGATGGAGGTGATTTCCGAAGATTCGGAAGAGCTGATCAGGAAGGGAAGAACTCTGTGGAACGAACAGCAGCGTAGAACGCTGAGTGATCTTGCACATTTAGCGACAAAAAAAAATGAGGTGGCGGCATGAGTGAACAGACGGCGGAAGAGATTGAACGTGGACTGCTCGGTGCGATACTGGTGGCGGCAGAGTTCAACGAGGGAAACGACAGCTACGCAAAGCAACTGCTCGGAAACTGCAGACGAAAGGGCGTGAACGAGAAATGGTTCTCGGCGGGAAACAACAGGCGAATGTGGGAGGCCATGACCGAAGAGTGCGACGCCAGGGACGTGATAGACCCGATCCTTGTCGCCCAGCGGCTTGGATCGGACGGAGGCGCAATCCTGGAGGGAATACTGTCCGGATCGGCGCAGGCTTCACACTTCGAGTTCTATCTGGATGCGCTTGTCGAGCGCAGGGTGTACATCGAATACCACAGATGGCTGCGCGACCAGCTTACGAACCTGACGCCGCAGTCAGCACGGTGTGCGGTGACAGATGCGTCGAAGAGGATCGGCGAACTTCAGACGCTTGCCATGGGTGGCGGCGAAACGCTCAAGGGCGTGGATGATTTCGTCGAACAGCTCATCGAGGAGAAGCGGTGGCTGTCGGAAGAACGGTTCGTGAAGAAGAACTGGGGCAAGTACCGTGGAGTTCCGATGCCGTGGAGCCAGCTGAACATAATCTACAAGGGGCTGAAGACAGGGCTGCACATCATTGCGGCGCTGCCGTCGCAAGGTAAGACAACCGTTGCGGTGAACATATCGAACTACTGGTGCGCAAGGGGAATCAAGCACGGAATTGCGTGTCTCGACATGCCGGGCGATTCGCTCGTGGAGCGTTATGCTGCGGTGCGTGCGCAGCTGTCGATCTCAAAGCTTGACTTCGGGGCGTCGCCGAAGTACGTGGACGAGTTCGAGACGGCGTTGCGGGAGATCGCCAGGGACGACATGGTGAAGATCACGGAATCGGAAACCATCTCACAGCTTGAGTACGAGATATCGCGAGGCGTGAAGGCGCTCGGATGGAAGACGGTTATTGTCGACTACCTTCAGCTGATCGATCCGGAGATGAAGGGGGCGAACGCGCCGTACGTTCTGGCGAAAGAAGCGACAGTGCGCATGAAGAAGTTGGCGAAGAAGCTTCGCATTCCGATCATCTGTCTCGTGCAGCTGTCCAACCAGTTCGCAAAGGACAAGGCGACAGGCGCAAAAAAGCCGCGCCTTGACCATCTCGGAGACACAAGCGAGATCGCACGAGCCGCCAGAAGCGTTGCTGTCGTGTATCAAGACGAGGACGTTGTCGATTACTGGAAGGAGAACATGCCGTATGACCTGATGTACTACGACAGGAAGAAGCGGCTTGAAGGGAATTGGACATTGGTGGGGCAGAGTGCGGAATCGTTTCGGGAGATGGGGCAGCCGAACATGATTGCGGACGGCGGGATCCGTCCGATATGGTTCAGCGTCATCAAGAACCAGCAGGGCGGACGCGGAGACGTGCCGTTCATCATGTACGCTAAATATTTCATGCTGCGTCCGGGAGACATGGAGGGTGAATCTCAGGTGCTGGGAGACGAGAAGCATCCGAAGAAGGTGGCAGTCGGGCAGTTCGCCATAATCCGCGATGACTGGCTGTACAATCCGGGAGACGAGATCCTGGAGCGCACCGGCGGCATCGGTACGCGCTGGATGAAGTATCCGGGCGAGACGAACGACCAATACCTTGAGCGCGTAAAGCAGGAGCGCAGCCGCCACAACTCGAACAGCGGAATGTGGGATCGGCAGTTCGAGCGGCAGAACGGCTGCGGAATCCGGCTCGGTTTCGCGGAATTCGATGGCGAAGTCGCTATGGCGGTTGAGAAGATCACCGAGGAGGAGATGTCATGAGCGAAGGCTGGGAACTTGTGGCGGCGGCGATGATCGGCGTCGCGGTTGGTACGGTGCTCACATTGATCGTGGTGTACTGCACATCGGAGGGTGAATGATCTTTTTGCGCGGGTGCGCAAAATGCCGCCGCCGGTCGCGAACGGCCCATATCGGGTGCGAGCGTGGTTTCTTAAGATGGCCGGCGGCGGTTTGTTCAAAAGGGAAAAACAAAAAGAGGTGAGGAATGTTGATTGAAATCATAAACGGCAAGGCCTACAAGGTCGCCGAAGGTAGGTGCTCGGACTGTTGTCTGTACGGACGCTTCGCGAGCAGGTGCATAGCTGCGGAACTATGCCACAGAGGCACAAGCTCATTCTGCTATGCGGAGCTGCAGAGCGGAGAAATCGCTGCAATAATCTCGGCAATGGGATTGGGAGGTGAGGCATGAATATCACAATAACCTATGTGAATGGGAATGGGAAACGGGTCGTAAAGGAATTTACGCATCCAATGGAAGTCATCGGATATATCTACCGTTGCTGGAACGCTGCCAGAAATGCCGAATCAATGTACAGGATTAAAGAGAAGCTTGATAGAGAATGGCGTGAGAGAATAACCGAAGCGGAAGGCGGTGCGGAATGATTTCAGAACCTACGGGCTGGGTTGCCAACTGCGAGAACTGTTGGAAAGAAATATCCTCAAATGACATTGACGAATGTTATCCCCGGGATGAAGACGAATTCATCGAAGACTTGAAGAATCAGGGATGGGTCGTTGATGAAGAGGGCGAAGTGTACTGTTGCGAAGAGTGCATGAAAGCAAAGAAGGAGGACGAAACCGATGAGCAGTAAACTCAGAGAGACAATGTTACGCTGTGATGCAATCGCACAACTGCCAGAGATTCGAGAATATATAATCGTTAAGGAGATGCGCAATCTTATCAAGGGAGCCCTTGCCGAGCCATTACGGAATTGTGATGTGGGTACGGTGGAGGAACAGGCGGAGAGGTATAGGAACTTTTGCCACAACTACCCAAAATGCACCGGGTGTCCATGTGTCGGTCGGGTGGAATACGGTAAATGCGAATTTGCCTGGTCGCAGATGCCCTACGAGGAGGTGAAATGAACACAACACAGACAATCATAGCAATGCTATCCGCACACCTGATAACTGACTATACCTTGCAGGGATGGCTTGCAGACGGCAAGCAAAAGTCATGGTGGAATAAAATCACCAATGGTAATCTGCCGCCTAAATACAGATATGACTATATCGCCGCGCTGATATGTCACGCGATCTATTGGTCTATTGCAGTATGTTTACCGCTATGGAATAGTCCAATGTTTTTATGGGCGATTATCGGAAATACAATCATTCATGCAATCGTGGACGATCTAAAAGCCAATAGGAAGCGGCTGAACCTCGTTCAAGACCAACTTTTGCACCTTGCACAGATTGTAATTACAGCAACTTTAATCTGAAAGGACAAAAGGCAATGAAAAAGCTTAAGCGGAAAAATTGCGCAATCCTTCCGCTCGTGTTGAAAAGCAAGTGGTACAACTCGATAGAGCAAGGCGTAAAGAAGGAAGAATACCGCACATCAAAGAACGTCATACGCATGATTCAGCGATGGTGGGGCGAAGTAAAGATTGAGAAAGATTTCGCGGTTGTAGAGTTTCGGCGTGGTTATCGTGCGGACGCTCCACGGATGGCATGGATAGTTGCTGGTGTGTATTTACGAAAGGCCGGATGCTTTGCAGATCCTGAAATGGGAGAACCCACCGATAGAACGCACTATGCACTTGTGTTGGCAGAACGCGTCGAACTGGTGGATTGAAAGGAGAAATAAATGAAATCTGAGTGGGTATTTCCGACGGTGCTCATTGCGCTTGATGTAGCGGCGGCAGTGCCGTATGCAGCCAAACACAACTGGCGCATGGCGATCTACTGGATTGCGGCGGCTACGCTTACGGCCTGCGTTACGTACAAGTGACTACCTGGACTTCTTTTGCCTATTGGGGAATAGCCAATGGAATGCTATCAGAAGGCAACCGAGAACGTTGGCGATAGTGGTTGTCAAAAGGGTTATCACAACAGAATCAGAAAGATCGATACTGCCAATGCCATCCATGAGTGTGAGAAAAAGCGCAGCAACCGTAACCCATACAACGAACTTGAATGTTAGGTCAAGATATCGTTTACGCAAATCGTGTTCTTCAGTCCGCTCCTTGAGTCGCTGTGAACACTCTTGCGCTTGGAGGGCTTCTTTGTCTGCACGGGCGGTTTCAAGGCGAAGTGCATTCTCCTTGCTCTGGAGTTCGGAAGCCATCTCTTCGTGTGAAAGCTCGGACAGCCCGCGATTTTGTTGGTGCGCGATTGGAGCGACGGGATTGCTTTCAGCAGTTATGGAATTAACGTACTTGGACAAAGAGTCGATGGCATTATCGCAACGTGCATTTTCAGGCATTGCCGAATCCCTTTTCGATGATCAAGGCGTGAGGTATTTCGGCATATCTTGCATTGCGGTATGTTTCGACCCAGGGCGATCCACTGCGATGGGTGAGCTCAGAAAGCTGATACGCGGTCCAGTTTTTGAATTTATCCCATACGGCGCGGATTATGGCACAGACATCAGTATCATCAACGGCAATGGCATCGGAGAAGGCTTTTGCAACTTCAGGATCGGCAAGAGAAATGCTCTTGTCGGTTCGGTCGTGGACGATAGGTCTGATGCGTTCATAAAGATCAAAAACGACCGGGCCGAAATCCCAAGCGAGAGACGGCTCAAAGTGCGCAGGAACATTGAACGAACGCAATGCCAAAAGCTGGGTAAAGAATACCAGTTTTTGCACCTTCATGTTCGTCATACCAGCGCTCAGCTTTTCAGAGTCGGCAAGCTCAAGAAAGCGCCTTGCGATGTCTATGGCACTATAAGTTCTCATAACGGCGGGAATTATAGCAGAAACCGATTTGTAATACAAAATGAAAACAGAACGTAAAACACAAAAAAGGAGAGTCGAATGAAACTGTTCAGACGGAAAGAGAAAAATGAAAATCTGGGAGCGGTACGGATAGTCAAGCGCGTGCAGCTTGAGCCGGAAGTGAGCGAGAACGACATTCGGATGTTCTTTGCAAAACTCGACGCCGAAGAGCGCAATGTTCCGGCGGCAATGATCGCCCAGTGGAAGCAGATGGCCGTCGAGAAGATGGAGAAAGTGAAGAACGCGGAGAGCTTTGCCTTCGAGCAGGGGCGGCTTGCGGCGTACTGTGAGATGGAGAAGCTGTTCATCGAAATGGCGGAGCAGTACCACAACGCGGCGCCGGAAGCCGACGAAGGAGATGACGGAAATGATGCGTGATGCGTACTACATGCCGCCGACGGTCGAGCAGGTGAGGAAGTTCGCCGCGGCAAAAGGCATTCCGGAGATGGAGGCGAAACTACGGATCGCCGCCGGACGCGAGAGGTTCCTCACAACCATGCGCGAAGATCCGTACACGCACGGCTACGAGCCGGATATCTGGCTCGTGGTGAAAGCTCTGTTCCGCGGCGTAGAGCCAACAAGGGCGCAGCGCGAGCGCGTGAGGAAGATCCTGAATCTCGAATGGAACGACTTCGCGGAGAGGATGCGGCGGCATCTGGGATTCACCAAGCCTGTCGGCGAGGTGCTGATCATGGGAGCGAACCGTTCCGGCAAGACGGACTTCGCATCGAAGCTTGCGATGCAGCTTGCCGATTCCGGCGGCAAATCGATGCTCGTCGGCTTCCAGACGCTCAAGACCGGCAAGGGTACGCAGATGAAGCGCCTGTGGAACTACATGCCGAAGCCGTTCAAGGAGAAGAACATCGCGCTCAAGAAGGCGTCGCGGATAGACGAGCACATCAGTTACACGGAGCAGAACGGCTTTGCCGGATCGAAGATAACGTTCGGGAACAGGTCGATACTCGATTTCGTCACGTACGAGATGGATGTGAAGTCCATCGAGGGAAGCGAATACGATTTCGGTTGGCTGGACGAAGAGTTTCCGCAGTCGTTCCTCTCGACGCTGCGAAGCCGTCTTGCGTCGAAGAAGGGGATTCTCCTGGGGACGTTCACGCCGATCAGCGGATATACTCCCGTCGTTGCGGACTTCCTGGACGGCATGCAGGTCACGAAATGGCATACGGCATACATGCTGCCGCTCGATGGCGGCATTGTCGAGCCGTGGAGCGAACTGGGGCTTACGCCGGAGGAATACACCGCGCTCATGGACGATTCAGCCGAAGTTCCGGAGTCGCGTCCGGAAGAGTGCCTGAAGTGGCTTCTCGGAGAGGGCGAGAAGGCGAGGGCGGACGGAAGGGCGTTCGTGCGGACTCCGCGTGTGGCGGTGTGCAAGGGCGGCACTGCCGCCGCCGTGTGGTTCTACGGCAGCGACAATCCGTACGGCAGTCCGGGAAGCGTAATCCGTTCGGCGGCGAAGAACCGACGAGCCACGAGCGAGATCAAGGCGCGTGTTTACGGAATCGCGGAGAAGCTTTCAGGACGGCTCTTCCCGAAGTTCTCGCGAGATAAGAACGTGATACCTCTTGAAGCACTTCCGAAGCGGCTTGTGCGGATACACGTCGTGGATCCGGCTCCGGAGCGCAACTGGTGCAACGGCTGGTACGGCTACGAGAAAGCGACGGATACGCTGTACAAGTACCGCGAATGGCCGGGCAACTACGAGATTCCGGATACAGGGGTGCCGCCGCCATGGGCGCAGCTGTCGGACCGCAACCACGGCGTGAATGACGGAGAGTACGCGGGCGGTCAGGAGGACTTCGGAATGTCGTTCCTCAAATACAAGTACGAATGGGCGCGTCTGGAGCGTTGGAAGGACTTTGAGGATTATGTGGCAAAGGGCAATGATCCGCTGGAATGGCCGCAGAATCTTGATGAGGTTGAGGAATGGACGGAGCTTGCCGGCACGAATGAACCTATCGCGGAGCGCGTGATTGACGCCAGGGCGGCAAGCCAGTCGAAGATGAGCATGAAGGAGAACCTTACACTCTTCGACGAGGTGGCGAAGCTTGCCGAAGGGTTCCTGCCGGCTTCCGGACAGCAGATCGCCGTCGGGCTTGCCGTACTGCGCGACAGAATCGAGGACGGGCGCTACAAGGTGACCGCAAACTGCGTGAACACCATCTTCGCCTACGACAACTACACCGGCAAGGACGGCCAGAAGGGGGCTGTCAAGGACTGGATCGACTGCGACAGGTACGCTGCGCTGAGCGGAATCTTCGAATATGCGGCCGAAGACGCCACGGAATGCGGCCAAGCGGCGGCAAACCAGCAGTCAGGGCGGCGTTTTGACGATGAAAACGACGTTCCCGACGATGATTTTGCCGCTTGGGCGGACGGTTGAGGGTCGAAATTGTTCATATGAACAGGAAAACGCCACCGGAAGGTTGAATTTTCTTTGTCCTTCCGGGGGCGTGGTGTATATTCGAAGGCATCGAGGGCCGGAATGTCGCTGATCCGGATGACTCGGAAGCAGAAAACCAGCGGGAACCGGCGACGCACGGCCGCAAAACGTGCGGAAGGAGAGAAAGCCATGGAAAACAAAGACGACAAAATCGAAAACGAAGAATTCGAGGATACCGAAGAGCTCGAAGACGAAGACGAGGCAGCCGAGGAGACCGACGAAGACGACGAGGCGGGCGACGATGACGCCGACGACGGTTCGGACGACGAGGATGACGGGTCTGAAGACGACGATGACGATGAGGAATCCGACGATGACGACGATGACGAGAAGAAGTCTGATCGCGAAGCCATGGGCAAACGCGCTCAAAAGCGTATCGGAAAGCTCACAGGCGAGATCAAGGATCTCAAGCGCGAGCTGGAGGATGCGCGGAAGCTGAGCGGCGACGACGGGAAGGCGATACTTTCCGCAGCCGAAACGGCGGGGATTCTGCCGCAGCTCATGAGCGCAGAGGAGGCGAAGGGCATTCAGCAGCTGGACTCGAAGACCGGCGTGGCGAAGTACCTCAAGAAACTGCTCAGAAGCGACGACGACGAGTTTGAGATCGGCGGCGAAACGCGTTCGAGGCGGTGGGTTGAGGGCGAGCTTGACGACCTCCAGGAGGAAATCGGCGAACTGCGCGAGAAGTACGGGGCGAAACGCTCGGAGCTTGCGAAGAAGTCGAAACAGGTGTTCGAACTGGGCATGGCGGCGATGAAAGCCGGCTGGAAGCCCGGCGAGAAGAAGGAAACAAAAACCAAGAAGGCAAAGAAGGCTTCGGCGCCCACGGGAAAGAACCCCAAGAAGGGGCTGGAGCGATTAACGAAAAAAGGCCGGAAGGGCGAAATCGATTGGGGTGACGTAACAGACGAAGCCTCGATGGAGGCGGCCCTCCTGGCGGAAATGGAGAATTGAAATGGCAGGACTTTACACAGTTCAGAAAAACCTGGTCAAGCCGGACTACATGGACGGCGTGATCCGCCTCACGAGACACAAGACGCCGCTCCTGACGCTCCTGAAGCGCGGCAAGAAGCCCGTCGACTGGACGCAGGGGGTCGAGCTTGAGGGCGACGTGACCCCGGCGGATCTTGCAGCCCCCGAAGGCGCGGACTTCGACGAGAAAGGATTTGAGGCGGATACTACGCTCACGATGAAGCATCAGCTTCAGATGTTCAAGTCGAAGAAGGGCTTCAAGGTGACGGAGGAATCCGAAGAGCTTCCGTCCCACAACGAGAAGGGGGCGAACGCGGCTCTTGCGCGACAGATCCGCATCGATGCGGAGCGTACGCTCCTCTCCGTCGAACACACGCTTGGTTCGGAGCAGGAGGCCGTGGAGCGCGGCAACGGCACGGATAACATCCCTCGCACGCGTGGCATTGCATGTTGGCTCAAGCCGCTCGAGACGCTCAGTTCGGCCGGCGCATCCGCACTGCATGCGGTGCAGACGATTCCGTGGCAGGCTTGCCCGCGCTACGGGTTCACCGGCGATGTCACCGACTCCACCAAGTTCAACCAGGATGTTGTCGCGCAGATCATCCGCAACTCCGCACTTCAGGCCGGGGATGACGACATTAACTTGCTCTTCCTTTGCGGACTTTCTCTCAAGGCGCTCTTGAGCGAATGGTCCTACAAGGTCACGAAGGTCGAGGGCGTCGAGACTACGATCCGCAACAACCGCAACCTGAAGGACAAGTCGATCTCCTTCATGTGCGACACGTTCGAGTTCGACGGCGGCGTGTTCCGCACCGTCACCGACAACCATCTCTTCGCGAACACCGCCACGATGCTCTGCGACGAGACGAGCCGCTATTCCGGCGTTGCGATCAAGCCTGAGAACTGGTCCATCGATACGCTCGTGCCGCTCAAGAAGCACATGCTCGAGAACAAGGGCGGCGGCCCGCGCGGCTTCCACAAGACGACTCTCCGTCTCGGATGCAAGAACCCGACCGGTCAGTTCATGGTGAAGCACGTGGCTGCTTAATCCGGTCCACTAGAGACCGTTGGCCAAGGGCCCGCCGGAAGGTTTATTCCAACATCAACCTCTTTCCTTCCGGCGGGCCTGAAGCCATAAAAGGGGGAAGAACGAAATGAAGCGAATCGGAACAGAGATGCCGCTCACGGAGGATGAGCGCCAGAGGCTGATAGACGAACTGAACTACTGGCACAACAATTCCATGTCATTCCACGCCGACAGGGAGCGTGCAGCAGCGGCGTTCAACTGCGAATGGAGGAACCAGCACATTTCCGGGACGATGCGCGACAGAGGCGAGAAAAAGGCGTTTCCGTTCCAGGGGGCGAGCGACCAGAGGTTGAGGTGGGGCAAGGGTGTGCTGAAAGAACTTTCGGCGCTCCTGATGAACGCAACGGCGCTTGCGAACGTGAACATCACGTGTTCGGCGGGTGCGCATATGCAGGAGAGGGCAAACGCCCTCTCGACGCTTTTGGAATGGGCGGTGTCGCGTATGGGCGTCAAATGGGAGACGCAGCTCAGGACGGCGCTCACGTACTACCTGCGAGATACGCCGGCCGTTGCGCTCCTGAAGGTGGTGTGGAATCGAAGGACGAGCATTTCGGTCGTCGAGACCGACCGGGAATCCATGATGGCGGAATACACCGCATGGCGCATGAAGGACGGCACGGTAAGCCAGGTTGATGCGCAGGGAGAATGGTGGATGGTAATGAACCATCTTGCAACAAGCCAGCGAGGTGTAGCGGAGGCGGAGGAATATATGCCGGCGGCATCGACGGTGATGCAATTTGCGATCGAAGCGAAGGGATTTGAGGAACGCAAGGCGCAGGCGGTCCTAAAGGCGCTTGCGACGGATCCGGACGGGGAGGTGGAGTATGTGGTCGAGAACGTAGAGAGCGAAGGTCCGGAGATCCGGGCGATGCGCTACGGCGACGATTTCTGCATGCCCACGCTGACGGAGGATTTCGACTATGCCGACTGGTACGAAGGCGAATGGCTTACGAAAGCGGAGCTCGAGGAGCGCGTTGCGTCCGAAGGATGGAGCCGAGAATGGGTGAAGGAGACGCTTGAAAATCCCGGAACAAACTTCTTTGACACCCTAAAACCGGAATACATCGACGAAAACAAGGATCTGTACAACATCGTGCACTGCCACCACGTGACGGTGGATGCGCAGGGAAGGGCGTGGCGATGGACGAGCGTATTGTCTCTCGCCGAAGGTTCCGCCTATGGCAAGCGTCTGGTGCGCACGAGACGCGGCAAATGGGATGCGGTGATGTTCCGGAGGGAGATCAATTCGTCGAACATCATCGACTCGGTGGGAATAGCGGAGGAAGCCGCTCCGGTCCAGGGAATCGCCAAGGTTATCCGCGACGGGGCGGCGAACAACGCCATAGTCGGTGCGCAGGCGCCGCTGAAGATAAAGGGGCGCGGAATCAAGAATGCGCTCATAGGCCCGTTCAAGCGCATCTCGATGAACATAAACGACGATGTGACGTTCATGCAGCCTCCGCAGTTCCCGGCGGCGGCAGACAAGCAGATCGACACGATCAGGAGTGAGTTCCTGGCGTTCGAGGGCGTGGGTGACGCGCAGAACGACACGTCGAACATGAAGCAGGATATCGTGAGCTGGTGGTTTGCGCAGATGCAGGAGCTGTATCGTCTGCTCCTGGAGGTCACGCAGGACAACGCATCCGACGAGACGCTGGCGGGAATCACCAATTCGCACGACGTGAAGGGCCTGCGGCGCGAGGATATCGCGGGCGATTTCGGAATCAAGGTCGTGCTCGATCAGAACGACCTGAATAACGACAAGTTGATCAAGAAGCTTCAGACGCTCGGCCAGCTCATTCAGCCGCTCGACAAGAACAATTCGCTCGACACGTATCCGATACTCGCCGACGCGGTGCGCAAGATGCTGCCGGGCGTTGCCAAGGAGTCCATGAAGACGCGCCAGGAGATGCAGCTGGACGACGTGAAGGATGAAATGCAGAATTTCATCAAGATCAAGGCCGGCATCATGCCGGAGATCAACACCGACGGCAAATGGAACTATCAGGCGCGGCTTGACTTCTACCGTTCGCTGCAGGAGAACAATCCGGCGGCGTTCGAGGATTTGAGCGAAGCTTCAAGAGAATTGCTAGCAAAATGGATCCAGGCGCTCGAGCAGCAGGCGATGCAGTTCGGCGCGAATGCGCAGATCGGAAGAACCGGCGTCGCCGGAGTCGAGGCGGAGTGAGGAGGCTGTAAATGGACGAGAGAAGGACAAGCGCAGATTTCTACCCAGGCGGCAAAATGGCGGTTCCGGCCGGCGGCGGCATTATGTCGGGAGAAGACGGAGGTGCGGTGGACGCGCCAATGGTGCCGATAACCAAAATTGACGGATTACCGGAAAGATATACCGAGGACGACATGAAGTCGAAAATCGACGAGATATGCAAGGTGATAAGGACGGGCGGACTTGCGCTGGCGGCGATCCTGGCGTTTCCGGCGTGGGGAGAAGGCGTACAGGTGCATGGAGCGAGGAAGGATAAGCTCTACAACGATGATTTCGTGGTGACAAACGTAGTGGTGGATTCTGCAAAATTCGCCACGACGAACACCGTAATAGGGGCCACGAATGCGTTGGCCGCAACCTTCGTACGGGGATTGGAGGTTGCGACCAACGCCGTTCTGGAGATGGGCACGGCCGAGATTGCGACGGCGACCAATGCATTGGCAAGGCGCATGGATGAAAAGATAAGCGCGTCCACAAACGGCAACTTTAGCGCATCATTGCTCGAACCGTACGCGAAGCGCACATGGGTCGAGGGGCAGGGGTACATAAAGTCCGGCGAGGCAAGGAAGACGATAGAGCAGTTGGTGGACGGGGCGATTGCAGGCCTGGACGAGATGGCGGCAAACAGGTTGATGTCACCGGACAAATCGGAATGGATAGACGGTACAGGCGTGTGCTGGAGAATCACAAGTCACGTCAGGGTAGATGGAGTTGAAGTCTCCCGCCAGGGAGTCGCGTCGGAATGGTACGACGAGCGAGAGGGATCTTCGTACAGAATAGACTGTTCCGGTGAAGACCCGGGAGCGGCAAGGGATTGGTATTATGAGAGGACTTTAAGCTGGAGAGACAATCCTGATGATCCGGAAGAGCCATTGCAGGAGAGAGTCTATGACTATGAGGGTGTAGCAAAGCCATCCGCACGAGAGGTGACGTTAAGACTTGTGACAGAGTTTCCACAGCCGGGGCAGAACCATGAATATCCGCCGGAGACGGTGCTGCTCGAGCATTGGCTGGAGACGAATGTCGTCGGCCGTGTCGCACGAACGAATGAAGTGACGGAAATATGGGAGAGGGGAACAAACATTGTTGCAGAAATGATCACACGGAAAGATTCCGCGAAAGGCTGGAAGGCGTTCTTTAGAGAGTTTCAGTATGGTAAGGAGTATGAAGCGAATCGAGAAACACTCTCTGATTTTGGGTTTGACGATATCGTAATAGATGTTGAAGATGAAATCACCTTGACCACCGCATATGCATATTTTGCAGTGTACATAACGGTTGGTGAAGAAACGTATTACATAGTCGAGCCAAAGAGAATGACAACTCACGACGAGTGGCTGAGACTGTTGCGCGAAGGCATGGAAGTGCATGTCTGCTCAGCAGAGCCGGGATGTCCTTTTGATTCATCGGAATGGGACGTGGATCTATGGTTCAAATTTAGATACATAGATGAGCGAAACAGCATGGGGCTAGCCACAAAAGATGAACTGGAAGCGCTCAGGGATCAGCAGGCGGCATGGAGACGTGATGTAAAGGACAATATCGCGGCTAAAGATGAAAGTTTTTTTAGCCCTTGGAGGGTTGTGGATTGCTCTGATTCCCGGCTGGGACATCTTCTAAGGTTAGAAACTCCAAAACTGACTTTTGAAGGAGGAGTGTGGACGGAATCAGGAATGCCTGTCTATGCTGCGGACGGCGACTGGGTAATAATGCGGAGAGATGTCAAAGGGACTGGTTCGGAGACGAATCTTGTGTTTGAAGAGATGTATGAATCCAACGACGAATATGCGCATGTGACGTTTTCACGCACAGAAACGTTCGTTACAAAATCAGGCGAACCTTACGTGACGCAAACGTATGTGGACAAGCGCGTGGATCCTCTTGCCGAGGAGTCGGCGCGGTTTCCGTACTTCGATGGGACGGACAACAACATGCGTGTCTCTCCGGTTGACGGCATGGGCGGATTCCGCTTCGTCGATGTCACCTCGGAAGGCGATGAGATGGGCATGTCGTATCTGCCGGTCCAGGACGCGATTTTCGCCTGGGGGATCTGGGACAGGGCGGCGTTTCCGGACTCCACGAGGTATCAGCCGTACTTCGGTGTCGGAGATTGCGGGCTGCGTATTCCGACGGGCGATGAAGGCAAATTTGCGACGGTCGAGTGGCCGAACGTCTGGCGTGCGCTGTCCATCTCGGACCAGGTTTTCGGCAGCGGGAACGACAATCGTTTCCGATCCGTAAGTTCGGCGGCTGTCTGGGATTTCGTCCGTGGCGAGGTACCGCAGATGCTCAAGGCGTATATCTCCACGGGGACGGTTGATTCCGCGTCTGCGCTTGCGTCCAGGACGAAGGGCCGCGTCGAATACGAGGATATCATCGAGGATGCAGCCTATCTCGTGGCGACGTCCACGGTGGTGAAGTCCGTTGCGTACGGGGAATGGACGTCGAGCATGACGCTTGAGAAGGAAGGCGTGGTTTTGAATCATATGGAGTTTAAGGATGACAAATGGCATGTCTATGTAGATGATGTAAGTTCCATTAAAAATTTGTTTTTAGGCTCGTTCGAAGGTGTTGAGGACGCGACGAATCTTGTCTGGACTTTTTCGGGAGTCGATGTCACCTTTTCTCGAAGCAGAACGGTTGAAACGGAGAATAGGTTTGGTCTGCCGACGCATGAGACGGTGACCAACATCGTGCGCGACGTAAGCAACTCGTTCTGGGACGAGGAGAATCAGGTGCTTTGGAGGATGGAATTTCGCGGAGGCGAGCCGATGTTTGTGCCGGTCACAAATGAGAACGTAAAAGCGACAGGAGGTGTACTGTGAGGTTTGCTGTTATGATATTGGCGGCGTTTTGCGCTGCGGTCTTGTGCCGGGCGAATGATCCGACACTTGCCACGGTCACTGTCGTGTTCGATGACGGGCGGGGGAACTGCTGGACGAACAGACAGGTTGTGGCGGTGCCGAAAAGCGGCTACTCCACAAACGATGTAGCATACATCGGCACGGTTACGGCGATCCGCCCGGACGCGGTGACGGAATGGCAGGCAATGCTGCAAAAAGTCGAGGTGCTTTGGGAAGAGTACGAAAAGAGAATGGCTAGGCTTGAAAGGATCATCCGGCAAAGAAAAGAGCCGACAAGAAAAAGCAAGGTGAACAGGTGGGCACAGGAGCTTAGGCGGAAGTACAAGGAGGCGAAATGATTCTGGCAACCATTATCTTCGCGGCGGCGTTAACGGATCGGACGATCGTGACCGTCGACCAGGAAGGAGAAATCAACAAGCCGAATGTAGTGGCCAAGGCCGCAGACATGGCGGCAAATCAGGTCAAGGCCGATATCGCGCTTGCGAAAGCGGAAGCGGCGGCAGACTCGGCGGGAAAGGCGACGAACGCGCTGCATGAGGTTGTGAGGCAGATCGGAGAGAATGAACTGGTGCTGTACCGTCAGGGCTTTACCGATTCGCTTGGCGTTGCGGTGGTTCTGCCGAAAGATACGAAGATGCGTGTTTCAATGTTCAAGTCGAATACCGGAATACGCGCTTCCGACGGCTACATACAGCATACAATCCGATATGCCACGACGGAGAACGCAGATGCCGTGACGGCTGATGTCAAGGTTGCCTCTCCACTTGTGGCTGTGAAGGATTTTGCGAAGCTTCCGGCTTTGGATGTCGAACCGAAGGTAAGGATTTCGGAGCCGTATGAGTATGGCGGCGAAACCTACCCGTATCAGTACGAGGTCAAGTTTTACACGCCGCCGGATAATCAAGGTTTCGCGATTGTGTATCTCGATGCGGATGACGCGGAGACCGACGGGGCGCTGTTTGTGATCGACGGCGGCATTGCCGGAGGTTTGACCACGGAGAGAACCGTAGGAAACACGGTTTTCGGTTTCACTGGTGGACTGCTTACGGAGGTGGACGATGTGGAATAATGAACATCTGTTGTATGTCGCGCAGCGGATAGACAATGACCTGCTTCTGATCGGATATGCGGTTGCGCTTATCGGGGTGTTCTGCCTGTTCTGTGTGTTCGGGCTGGGCGAGATGATGAGCGAAGCGGCAAGGGAAATGAAGCGCAGTCCGCTTTTCACGTTTTTCTTTCTCTTGGGCTGTTTCGCTGTTTCGCGTATCGCCTTCACGTGTCCTCCTGCCCCGCCTGTAGTGGTGCAGGAGGGTATCAAGCTCACGAAATGCGTGCAGACTTCGCGGTTGATTGATTTTGAGTGGGAGACGAAGGACGATAGAATCGGTGAGGAGGCCGTGTATCTGATTCAGGAGTACCTCGATGGAAAATGGCAGACGGTGAAAGAGGCGACGGAAAAAAAGTATCGGCTTGAAGGTTTTACGATTGACCGCATGAGGAAATACAGGATTGTGACTTCCGTAACGGAGGGCGAGAAATGATAAACAGGCTTGTGCAGCTTTATATGTTTCTGTCGGCGGTGCTTTGGGTGTTGATCGGCACGATTGTGTTTGCGGCAGACGTCCTGACGGCGTTTGGAGCGGAGACGGCGGAACCGGCAGCAGTAACGAATGTTACGATCATATCGGAAACGGTCACGCTTCCGGGATGGGAGAAGCGCGTTGTGTACACCGACGAAAGCGACGAGCCGAAGAATGACAAAGGAGTGCTGGTTTCGGCGGCGGACGCAAAAGCGCAGGAGATGATCCTGGAGTACGCCGGGGAGATATCGGAATCGGCCGAAAACGGTCTCAACGAGGCTCTTCCCGGGCTTCTTGCGGTTACGGGTCAGGTCCCGAAAACAGCGACTCACATCGTGCTTTCCGTAGGGAGAGGACAGCCGTCGAAGAATCTGGCCGGCGAGGTGATTGAGGAATGGAGCGACGGCACGAACGACTGGCAGGTAGTGGAATACAATCAGACGCTGAGACTGCCGCCCGGCCGAAAGGTGAGATACACGTTCCCCGATCAGACGAACGACGTGAAATTTGCTTGGTTCGAGCCATGGAACCCGGAGGCTACAATCCATACGGGAAAGGTCGTGAGACCGGCGGCGCTTCGGGGAGTTCGAGGGCTTACATGGAGACATGAGAAATTCGGCGGCAGATCGGGATTTGACTTTGGATCAGCGATAGTGGGAATCACTACGGTGGACGGGATCAAATACGCGCTCACGACAAATGTGACTGTCCATGTCAATGGTGTTGATCACCAGCTGTCGTTCAGGCAAGGGGCTTACCAAGAAGTAAAAGCACAAGGAGAAGAGCCATGAAACGAATAAATGTCGGAACCGTTATCGCAGCCCTGTTCGCATGCGTGATTATTGCGGATACGTTGCCCGAAAGATACTATTCGGCGAAAAGACGGATCGTATCGACAGACACGGTGACGATTCCCGGATCAGTGATCACGCATTACAGGCAGAGCGAAAAGGAGTGGTCCACGACGAACGCATTGAAGGTCGTCAATGTCCGAAAGGTGATCCGGTACTCGAAGCTGAAGCTGATCGTTGCGGCGAAGTCCGCCGGGAAATGGGCGGACGTTAAGGCTTTCATTCAGAAGTCGGACCTGGAGGATGAATGGAACGCCTGTCAGTACATCACGAGCGACTATCCGGCGTACATCGAGGCGACAAACGCGGTCGTGTCGGCCGGCGTTGCGACGGATGCGGAGGTCAAGGCTTTCATGAAAGCGGCGGAGGACTGAAAGAGATGTGCGACAAGGAGCATTTTGAAAAGTTGGAAGACAGGGTGGACTGTCTCGAGAAGCAATATGCGGTACACGAGGCTGCATCGACCGAGCAGATCAAGACGCTGTTCAACGCCACGAAGATACTGTTCTGGGTGACGGTATTCTTCGGCGGCATACTGCTGTTGACGGTTGTGTACGGAGCTGTCGGAGAAAACGGTTTCAATCACGTAGCGAATGCGGCGAACGAGCTGCGCAAGTAA